CCTTCTTTATAAATGTTTCTTCCAAAGCGTTCTATTTCTTTTTGAATAATAGTTTGCATCTGAGTAAGCTCACGTGCTTGTAGAGCTCTACCAGAATTAAATAAAATTCTATAATAGTTGTCGCTATCTCTATAGTCGTCTTTATACGTATCGCTAAAGATCTTATCTGTAAATTTGTTCGCCATTTAATTGCCTTACAGCTGAATAATAACTTTAATGTCTTCGGTTTGTGCAGGATCTCTTTCAATCGCAGCTCTATTATCTACATATAATAATGTTCCAGAAAAAGGTTTTACAGTAGATTTTGTAAATGCATCCGTATCTGGATCATTTGCAGCTGAGTCAAGAATGCCTATACCGTTACCATCAGTCTCAGTAATTGTTTCACCTTCGGTAAAAGTAAGAAAACCAGTTGAATCAGATTGATGATACCAAACATAGTTTGAATCGACTTTGTCTACATAAGCTTGTGCTGTTGACGTAGATCCTTGAATAGTTTTATCTTCAGTAAAACTTTGTGCAATAGAGCCGAACTTTAATTTATTTAAAACGTTACCAGCTAAAGAATTAAATAAAAGACCAGCTGATGCTGAATCAGTTTCTACCGGATTTTTAATAAGTCCAACTTGCCTAAAATCGTTACTTGTAATTAATGCATTATTTTCGTCGCCTTCAAGTTTGGTATTGAACATAAGAGCATTTGATCTTAAATCATCTCTTGCATCTCCGCCTATTCCTTTAGGAGAAATTACAGCTCGAGCATGTGCTCCAGATCCACCGCCACCAGAAAAAGTGACTGATGCATAGTCATATCCAGCACCAAAAGCCTTTCCGCTGCCTGAATCATCCATCTCGACTTTTACAATTTCTCCATTGTAAACGGTTGCTGTAGCCTTAGGGACTTTTGTTCCGTTACCAGTGAATCCAACGCTCGGAGCTGATGTATATCCGGTTCCACCATTATTTAATTTAACTGCAACAACTTCGCCTGGTATAGCTGCATCTTGAATATTTTTTTGTTCTTGTTCTAATGCAGGTGAAGTTGCGTCTGCAGAGTCAACGAATTGTACAGGAATATAGTTAGCAGAAGTAAATTTAGTAGAACGAACAGCTGTTTGACCATACATATATTTCCATACATAACCATCTGCAGTTGTAAATGGTAATAATGATGATCCAGAAGGTTTAATAGTAGAAGCAACTGCACTTCCTTCTGCATCACGACCTTGTTGTAAACATATGAATACAGCGAGTTCGTCATTCATAACAAAGTATGAATTAGTTGGATAACCTTCAACGTGATCGTCATATCCAGAATAAATTGTACCTGATGACCAGTTATAACGAGGAATTACATATGAAACATCTTCAGCATTTTTCATTGCCTGCATATTATTTCGAAAGTCTCTTTCAGTTTTTGCAGTATTAGTAGGTATCGGAGCTACATCCGTAGCATTCCAATCCTGTGATCTGCCAATAGCGATATAATATGTGTCAGATGAATCATTAACATCCGTAAAAAGATCATTTAGAATTTGTTTCTTAAATCTATCTGTAATAATTGCAACCATTTTAGATTCCCTAGCTCACTGTTCCGCCGTTGTTACCAATCAACTGCCAATTTGCACCGTCCCATATCATCTGACAACCTTCATTGTTATCTAGACCTATACTGGTTCCTGATCCAAAATTGGCTGGAGTGATAGTAGCAGCACCAGCATTCTTATTTGTAAATATCTTATGTTCTCCAACAGTTGTACCATCAGCTACTGATATTGAAATCGGAGTCGCTGAGTTTGCGAGAATAAATCCTTTAGAAGCATCTGCAGCACCAGTAGATGTTATTTCGCCTACCGAATACGCTCCCTTTTCTATTTCTACTGATCCTGTACCTTTACCTGCTAAATTTAAATTAATGTTTGGATCATCTCCAACCGCACTTAAAATAGGATTCGTAGTAGTAGCTGCGTTTTGTACACTGACGTGATTAACCGCACTTCCTGTTGCAGTAATACCAATAAGCTCAGCCCCATTAACGTCTGCTACATAACCACTAATTTTTGGCTGAGACAGCGTTGGAGCTGTAAGAGTTTTATTTGTTAATGTTTGAGAGGCAGCAATTAAAGTAAGCGTATCACTATCTGATAATGTTGGTATATTAATATTATGATTCGCAGTCAATGAACCCGCTATAAAATTATAAGTGTGCGAAGCATTGTTATCTTGAATTTTTATACTGCTTACTATTGGACCTGTAAGTGTTTTATTTGTAAGAGTTTGTGTAGCTGAGTCTAATACAACATTACCTGACGCATTTGGCAAATTAATAGTATTATCTTGTGTAGGATCTGTAGCATTTAAAACTGTTTCATTAGCATCATCAGTTGTACCTTCAAATGAAATACCACCACTAGCAACAGATACTATGCCTGTTAGAGAATTACTATCTCCACCAAGTTTCTGATATAGCTCAACAAAATTTTCATTAATTTTTTGCCCGGCCTGACGAAGTGTATCACCACTTCCATCATTAGCAAATGTGCCAGTTGATATGTTCTGACGAGTCATTGTAAACCTCTAAAATATTTAATCTATTTATATCTAAAAAGATACATATTCTGTATTAGCGGAGAGATTAATAGGCCTATGATCACTAAAAGGCCAATAGGCTATTCTATCATTTCCGTCTTGTAAATTTCTGTTGTTAGTAAAATAAGTCGTATTGTTTGTATTACCAATATACAATTGACCAGTCTTTGCATTATTTATAACCCACTGTCTAACCTGTGCTGGACTCATACCTGGGTTCATTTGTACTAGAAGAGCACACATTCCTGCTACTTGAGGAGCTGCCATACTTGTTCCTGTATAGTTAAGATACGTCGTATCACTACTAGTACCACCACTAACAATATTTGTTCCTGCTGCCCATACATCTACTCTTGGTCCTTTTTCACTTGATACCTCTGTAGCTTCACTACTAGAATATAAATCACTATCCATATTCCCAACAACTATTGTATCGGTACTTCGGTTACTTGAACCTCTGTTATAATATAATGGACTCCCAGCACTTATATTTCCAGTACCGACTGATCGAGTCATATAATTATTATAATCGATACCGCCATCGATGTCTAATTTTTGATATTGATTCCCAGCAGACTTTGTAATAATAACACCTGCTTCATGCAATTCATCTATTTCAGATTCAAAACCATATATCGGACAATTCACTCTATCTGATATATCACCAATTATTGCATTAGAAGTTCCGGGTGTAGTTCCTACATTAGAACCTCTAAAATATATTCCGGTAATATTAGTCAAAAAAGTTTTATATCCCCAACTCATATTCATAACTGTAGGTCTTCTGTGACCTGTTTGAGGATCAACAGATTTATTCAAATGAAATTCTTTCACAGCATCAAACCAATATAGTGAAGAGCCAATATAATTAATTGGACAACTATACAACTGAGCACCTGGAGCCCAACCAACAGTCAAACCACCCATTGTTCCAAGAACATGAGTAGCATGATTACCTGCCGCGGTAGAATAGTTGATTGTGTTAGCACCACCCATGTTAGGTAATGTGTTCCACTGAAGCTGATTATATCTTGTAGCACCATTTGAATCATAAAATTGTTCGTGAGTTGGTCTTGCGGTGTTTCCTTCGTGTACTACAACATCAACACCCGTACCATCTAAGTGACCAGTATAATATTCAGTACTTCTTGTATCAGCCGCTCCAGTAGTAGGCCACTGATTACTAGTTTCAATATGTCTTAATAGTCCCCAATTGTTTTGAGTAGAGCCAGGATCTTTCCTAATCCAGCTAGTTCTATGGTTGACTTCAAAGTCTAACATATCATCATTCCATTCAATAGGTTCATGAACACTATTGACTCGAGGGTCATCTCTCAGAGTTGTCGCTTCTTCATCTGTAAGTGCCATAGCAAAATGTCGTGTGCTACCATTACGTGGCTCAACAACATCAACTGTTCGAGCTGGAACATAATCATTACCAGACTCAGCTGTCAGTTCATCTTTCAGCTGGTCTTTAGGTTGACCCTTTTCCATTGCTATGATATATGTTTTTTCTGACATAGTTTACCTATACGATATTGATTGTGTTACCCATACCTGAGTGGTTTGTGCACTGATAATAAAGTGTTGAAGGCGCAGACATTGGAACAGTGAATACGATATTACCGCTACTCGCTCCATTGTTTGTAACACCTGTGTTGTAAGCTGACCCGTTATTACTTACTCTGATTTGAAATGGATGTGAACCACCAGAGTTATTTACAAAAGTATATGTGTCACCACGACGTAGATATAATACTGGATCATTAGCAGATGTTGGAAAAAATCTACTGTCAGCTGCAAAGACGTAATCACTGGCTCCATTAGCTGTTAATGTAAATGTTGCTCCAGGAGCACTAGCACTTGATATAACATCTGTCCAAGCATTATTTTCATATGTCTGAAGTTTATTTGTTGATGAGTTATAAACGATCTCACCATTAGAAACTGTCATAGCATTACGTTGAGTACCTGTTAAAGATGCAACTCTAAATCCACCACCAGAAACAGTAACAGATCCACCAACTGACATATTAATGTTAGACGAAGATGTTATTGTTGGTGTTCCGGCAGTACTTGTTCGAATAGAATTAATAATAAGACCGTCGGAATCAAATTTACCAACATCTGAACCTTTGACTCGAATATCAATTTCGTCATCAGTATTTGCATGGAATGATGTATCACCATCAGCATCCATAATTAATTCAGCTCCATTCATATCTAGAGATGAACCTTGAGCAATATATGTACCAAAATCACTAATTTGAGATTCAGTAATTGATAGTGCAGCCTGATGAGCAGTTACATCACTTTGTGTTACAGTATAATCTGTTATATAACTTGATAAGTCTGGTGGAGTATATGAGAATACGCCAGTACCATTATTATATGATAATGTAGCTGATCCTGCAGCATTTGTAGAAACGCTAAAGTCTGAATAGGTCAGACCTCCGCCTCCACCACCGCCACTTACGTCGGCAGCTGCTATAAACATTTGTTGAGCAGAATCCCATTTAAGAATCTGGTTATTTGAGATGCCAGACATATTAACATCTGTATGTCCGCCTACACTACCAATTCTAGCAGAAACATAATTTGAATCAACAAGCGATATTGTTTTAGCCGAATCGATTCCTGTACCGACATCGTCATAGTCTGCTAGTTTTATCCAAGCTCCGCCATGAGCATAATATGCTTTTCCTTCGCCGTGTACGTGAGCAAACATACCATGATAACTACCTGCACTTGGTAATGCACCAAGAGAATCATAGTTATTTGAATATAGTATCTTGTGTGTTCCGAAATCAATATCTGAATCGCCTGCCAGAGTATTTAAATTTATATTACCTGCAATTGCAGTAACTGCAGCCGAATCTAAGCCACTAGAAACAGCTTGTGCAATTGCAGTAACTGCAGCCGAATCTAAGTCAGCATTTTGTAATGTGGTAAAGTTGGCATCGAGCTCGACGTGGGTCAATGCCGTCCCCTTAGTATTTCTTAATGTGATTGCCATTTTTTTACCTCTAATTAAGTTCTACGTAATCTGAATCGACATAACCAATTGCCATATAGCGCGGATTTCCAGCAGCTGAATCATAGAACCAGATTGCTTGATCGAACCTTTCTATATCGTTGCTCATTCTCACACCATGCTGATCAGTGGAAGGTCCTGCCTCTCCGTTTGAGTAGAATGGTGCAAAATCTTTCGCCGAATCATCAAATGTCGGCGAGTTAATATTCATTGTTTCTTCTATTTTACCATAAGATGCAGCAAAGACGTCAGCTCTCATATTGGCATAATCACCAACTCTTGCATCAAGATCAATACGTTCTACCACTGTATCTGAATCTCCATCGTCTGGAAGAATACCGAGTGTTTCTACTAATCCATTTGGTATTGTATAATTAGCTACACCCTCAACAAATAGTGGAGGTGGAGGCTGATCAATACTAAGTGGCATTACTAAGAATTGTGAATTAGTTGACACCAATTCTAAAACAACTTCACCACCCAGATAAAATCCGGCTGGATGTACAAACTTTTTATATAGTTCTCTCCATGTACTTAATGGAATAGATGATTTGATAAGAACAGAAAATATTTGATATAAAGCACCGTTTTGAATATAACGAAGCGATTCTGTTCCTATTTTTGATTCGCTTACAATAAAAAGATTATTCTTTGGATATTCTATTTCAACATCTAATCCATAAAATGCTCTAAAAAATCCTTCTGCAGAATACTTTGTACCTTTAACCCTATAAAAATTTGCAAAGTTACGAAGTACTTCGCGAGGCTCACCAAAATATGTTGAGTTAGCACCATCAGCAATTGATGCAAATATTTGCTCAATATATTTTAAGTCAGTGGATTCTAAATCATATAAACTATATAAATCTTGTATGGCATCAATAGTGCCGTCAGAATCCATGTAATCATAATAACCTTCTAGAAAGGTAATCAGGTTCGGATAGGCAGATGCATAATATTGAGGCAGTACCTCTTTAATACTATATGACCGTAAATTTAAATTCGTTCTATTATAGTCTGGTCCGTGAGACATTTTAATATCCGGATGAAGGTATGCTTGGAGATCTTACATATGTATTAGCTGCACCAGTTGAAGATGAAGTTACACCGCTTGCGCCGCCAAGAGTAATTTCTGTTCGTTGTCTATCTACTATACTTGTAGCAAATGATGTATCTTCGTCTAAATCTAAAATATAACTTCGTAATGGTTTAATTGTAGATTCATTAGCTGGAGTACATGTTAATTTGATAAAATTCGTACCAGCGGTAATAGCTGTTGGCGCAAATCCAGTTATATTAACCGTACCAGTTAATGGTTCATACGATCCAATATTATCGATTTCAACACTGCCTAGAGAGTTAACAATCTGCAGTTTAGTATTGCTTAAAGCATTTCTAAT